CCGCACGTTGGAAAATACTTTGTGCAGGCCGTCGTTTCGGTAAATCACGACTTGGAGTACAACTTTGTTTAGAACAAGCACTCAAAGGTGGCCGTGTTTGGTGGGTAGCACCTACTTTCGCTATAGCTAGAGTTGGTTGGAGAGATGTTGTAGCTGCAGCAAATGAGTTTCCAAAAGAAGCAGGCGTAGATGTACGCATTGGTGATATGGAAGTTAAATTTCCCGGCGGTGGTTCTATATCAGTTAAATCTGCCGATAACCCTCAGCGTCTTAGAGGTGAAGGTTTGAACTATCTAGTTATGGATGAGGCCGCATTCGTTAGAGAAGAAACTTGGACAGAAGTATTAAGGCCTACACTTACAGAAAACAAAGGTTCTGCATTATTCATAAGTACCCCTATAGGAATGGACAATTGGTTTTTTCATTTATGGGAGAAAGCAGAGAAAGCTGATGATTGGGCTAGATTTCAATTTCCTACAGTAGCTAATCCTATTATTGACCCTGCTGAAGTTGAATCAGCTAGAGAAGACTTAGGTGAATTAGTATTTGCTCAAGAGTATCTTGCAGAGTTTATATCTGAAGGTGCTCAGATGTTTAGAAGTCATTGGTTTAACTATTACAAACTTGGTGTAGGAACACTTTGGTGTGAAGGTGAAAAATTTGACATAAATAATGATTTAGTAAAGTTTGCTACAGTAGACTTAGCAGCATCAACAAAAGAATCAGCTGACTATACAGTCATATCAGTGTTTGGTTATCATATGCAATCAGACAGATTGTTTATGATTGATATGATTAGAGACAGACTTGAAGCACCCGACATTGTACCTCAAATAAAAAGAGCAATAGGTATTCATAATCTTGAATGGGTTGGAATTGAAAAAACAGGATACCAATTAGCTATAGTTCAGTTTGCTAGAAGAGAAGGTCTCAGAATTAAAGAATTAAGGGCCGACAAAGACAAGCGTTCACGAGCACTTCCTTTGTCTGCTAAGATGGAGAGAGGACTTGTATATTTTCCTCAAAATGAGGAATGGGTAGGTGAAGTTGAGAGAGAGCTCTTGACTTTTCCTGTTGGTACTCACGATGATATCGTGGATACTCTTGCCTATGCTTGTCTTAGTAGCGGAACGAAGAGAAAATGGGAAGCATTTTAAATGGCTGAAGAGAAAAGTTTTTATAGAAAAGCAGTAGATTACTTACAGAAACCACCGGAGAGAATAGATTTAAAGAGAGGGCCTCTAGATAAGTACGAACAAGCACAAGGCTCTGTTTGGGGATATAATACCCAATCCGGTTATTTTCCACAAAAGTTAATTGATGACTTAGGAGATGGATTAGGTAATTCAGCTGTAGTAGCTTGTCTTAATGTTTTAGCAACATCATTCGCAGAACCTCAACTAAAAGTTTTTAAAAAAAATGACCAAGGTAAGTTAGAACAAAAAGCTCATCCATTAGAACAATTACTTCAAAGACCAAATGAATTTATATCCGGTTCTGTTCTTTCACACTACATAGTCACTTCTTTATCTGCTCACGGAGATGCTTTCTTAATGAAAGTTAAAGATGGCCAAGGTAATGTTGTTCAATTAGTTCCTTTAATGCCTAGTTATGTAAAAGTTAGAGGAAATACTCGTGAATTAATTACTCATTATGAATATCACGCAGTACAAAAAGGCAACGGGTTGCATCAAGAATATATTGAAATACCTAGAGAAAATGTAGTTCACATTAGACAAGGAATGGACCCCGATGACCACAGAAGAGGTTTCTCGCCACTTCGCTCAGTTATGAGAGAGTTGGCAGGAGACGAGGCAGCAGGACAATTCGCTGTTGCTTTGCTACACAATATGGCTGTCCCGGGAGTTATCTTAAGTCCAAAAGATGACTCTATGGGCGGGCCAACAAGAGAAGAAGCAGAAGGTATAGCACAATCTTTTAAATCAAAATTTGCCGGTGCCAATAGAGGTGCCCCAATGATTATGACAGGTGCTATGGATGTAGATGTTGTTTCATTTACACCAGAACAATTAAACCTAACTGCATTAAGAAGATTACCGGAAGAAAGAGTTTCTTCTGTTTTAGGTGTCCCAGCAATTTTGGCTGGCCTTGGAGCTGGTTTAGATGCAGCTACTTACAACAATACTCGTGAATTAAGAGAATTTTTCACTGAACAAAAAATGATTCCGATGTGGTCTTCTGTAGCAGATGAACTTACACATCAATTATTACATCAAGATTTTGTAGAAGATAACTATGATTATTTCTGTGCTTATGACTTAGACCAAGTTAGAGCATTATCAGAAGACAAAAAAGAACAAGTCCTAACTATGAACTCCGGGGTGCAAGGTGGCTTCGTCACAATAAGCGAAGCTCGACAAGCATTAGGTTTGGAGGTCGATGATTCACACGATATCTATTTACGACCTTTGAATATGGTAGCTGTGCCGGAAGGAGAGACAGGAATTGTGACTCCCAATGAAGGAGAGCCTGCCCCTTCGGCACAAGCTCCATCAGAAGATGAAGAAATACCCGAAGATGATGAAGAAAAAGCTACTTTAAATACTTCTCGCTTTGAACCGGAAGTCCGTAGAAGTAAGCGTAGAATTGGCAAAAGGAAATCTGTCATAATTGACACTACAATGGAATTTAAAGCAGCTGAAATAAAAGATGTAGAATTATCTGCTGAAGATGAAAAAGCAGCTATTTCTGCTAAAGTTAAAAAAGTATTACAAAAGAAAGTAAAAGAGCACAATGCGGGAAGTTCTGAATATAAAGTCACTTATGGAAAATTGGCAGCTGTATTCAGACGAGGTGTTGGTGCATATAGAACAAACCCAGCTTCAGTTCGAAGTAATGTTTCTTCGGCAACCCAGTGGGGAATAGCCCGTGTCAACGCTTGGTTAAAAGGACTTAAAGGTTCTTTCCCTAGAAAACCATTTGATGTAGATTTATTACCTGCAGGACATCCTCAGAAGAAAAAACCTAAAAAGGTAAAAGCTAAAAAAGATAAGCCAACTAATTTCCCTTCTTCCGGTGATAATCAAAAAATTAGCTTAAGTAATTCAAAATTCAAACAGTTTCCAGATAAAAAATATGTTGATAATTTGAAAGAAAATTATCCGGGTATATGGAGAAGAGCAGGTACCGGAGGTAATCCACCTACTTCGTTTACTGGAAATGATGCCTACAGAAATTGGGGTAAGTATAAAACTGGAGACAGAAGTGGCTCAGTTTTATCTTGGGTTAAAAGACGAGAAAGCTTTATGGCCCGCCACCAAGGAAATACTAGACTGAACGGAATTATTGCTGTAATGAAATGGGGAGGTGTGACAAAGTCGGGAGTTGGAGCTATGAAAAAAATAGTTAATGAGCAAAAGAAAAAAGAAGATGCTCGTAAAAAGAAGGCTCACGAAATCTTGTCTCACAGTGACGATTTAACAAGTTAAAATAAGTAATAGTATCGAAAGGTATATGAGTAGGTAAATGAAAGATAAATTTAACAAGTCTATTGAGTTTAAAACAATAGATGAAGAAAAAGGACAAGTTGAAGCAGTTTTCTCTGTTTACAACAAACTAGACACAGATGGCGATGTAGTCATTCCCGGAGCAATTAAATCCGGATTCAAAGATGACCAAGTTCCAATGGTATTCGCACACAAGTGGGACCAACCAATTGGTAAAGGTAAAATTGTACAAGATGATGACAAAGCTACATTCAAAGGAACATTCTTTATGGGTACAGAAGCCGGTAAGGAAGCATACAATCTTGCAAAAGAGATGGGTGACTTACAAGAATGGTCATTTGGATTTAGAATCAACGATTATGAAGTAGCACCATTTAAGAAAGATGGTATTGATGAAGAAGTTGATGTACGCTATCTAAAAGATTTAGAAGTGTTTGAAGTTTCACCAGTTTTAGTTGGTGCAAACAGAGAAACCTACACATTAGCAATTAAGTCTGGCGAAGATGCAGTCTATGAATCCAGCGAAGAAAAAGCTGCAAAAGATGAAGATATCTTTGACAACGAAGAAGATGCTAAAAAAAGAGGTAAGGAACTAGGATGTGAAGGTTCCCATACTCACGAAGTTGATGGTAAAGAAGTATATATGCCTTGTGCAACACACGAAGTGTATGAAGAAGCCATTAAAGCTAAAAAAGATTTATCTGAAGATACTGAGGTTGAAGAAACCAAAGTAGATGAAGAAAAAGTTTCTGAAGAAGACAATTCCAGCTTGCAAGGAGTCACTTTTTCAGCCGAGGTGAAGGAAGTGCTTGCTGCTTTAGAGAGCCTCATAATACGAGCAAAGGCAATAGCCATTTTGCGAGAAAAAGATGGAAGGACATTATCGGTGAAAGCTAGTTCTGCTTTAAGGGCAGTACAAGATGACCTCACTGATGCGTGGAACGAGATTGATACAATTATCGATGAAAACATAGAAATCCCAGAAGCTGAAGCTGACGCTGAAGTTGAAACTCCTGTTGAAGAAGTTGCAACTGAAGAAGTATCAGAAGAAGCTGTATCTGAGGAAGTTTCTGAAGAAGTAGCTGAAGCAGAGGAATCTGCAGAAGAGACATCAGAAGAAGTTTCTGAAGAAGTTGAACTCGAAGTTTCAGAAGAAATTGTAGAAGAAGAGGAAGAAGCTGAAGAAGAAGTCGTTGAACTCGAAGAGATTGACGAAGAATTTGAAGCTCTTTTCACAGAAGCTCAAAATACGCTCACAGAGGCCACTTTACTTGAATTAGACGACGAAGAAGTATAAGCTAAATAATTTTGGAGACAAATATAATGTCAGATTATAAAGAACAAATTTCCAAAAAGCGTGCTGAGTTAAAAGACGTATTTGATAATCCTGCTTTAGAGGATGGAAAATATGATGCCGAGCAAAAAAATGCTATTAACGGCTTAAACACAGAACTTGCTGGTTTAGTTGATGCTGCTAACTTAGAAAAAAGCAAAGCCAAGAATGAAAAAGCTATGGAAACTGAAGCATATGCTCCAGAAGCTCCAAAAGGCGTTGAAACCATTGGTGAAGCTTTCGTTAAGTCAGAAGCATACAAAGGCTATCAAGCAGACGGTGTTAAAGGAATGGACTCAACAGTAGATTTCTCCCCTATGGGATACAAAGCTACTTTGGGTGCTGGTTTAACTCAATCTTACGCTCCGGAAGTTTTAAGGCAACCGGGAATCTTAGAGAAAGCTCTTAGAGACCCAGATGCAGTTATTGGTCTATTCGACCAAATCGAAACTAACCAAAATTCCTTCGCATATATGGAAGAAACTACCTTCACTAATGCTGCTGCTGAACAAGCTGAAGAAGCTACAACAGCTGAAGCAACATTAGATTTCACAGAACAAACTGCACCAATTAGAAAAGTTGGTGTTTTCTTGCCTGTGACAGAAGAACTTCTTGCAGATGTTGCTGGAATTCAAGGTTATGTAAACTCAAGACTCGGAACAATGATGAAATTGAGATTAGATTCTCAACTTCTTTCCGGTGACGGTACAGCACCAAACATCGAGGGTATCCTTGATGCTGGTAAGACCTCTGTCGATTCAATCGACTACAGCTCTTACACTGGTGAACTGAAGCAATTCGGTGCTATGTATCAAGCAATTACAAATATTAGAACTGGTGCTTTCGTAGAACCAGATAATATTGTAATGCACCCTAACGATTGGAACTCAATTGTGACTTCAGTCACAGACTTTGCGGGTACATCTTCAGCAGGTTATGCTGCTAAGAACCCTCTATATGTCGTTTCTGGTGGTTTTGGAGATTCTCCAACACCTAGAATTTGGGGTCTTCCAGTTGTGCCAACCACAGCTATCGCAGAGAACACAGTTCTCGTAGGTAGATTTGGTGGCGGTGAAGCTGCTCACGTTGTGATGCGACAAGGAATTGACCTTGCTGTATCTGATTCTCATAGTGACTTTTTCCTTAAAGGAAAATTAGCTATTAGAGCAACAATGAGAGTCGGTCTTGTTGTTTATAGACAAGAAGCATTCTCAAAGATTACATCCTTCTAAGGAGTAATTTGAATTTTGAAGGGGCGGGCAACTGCCCCTTCATTTAAGAAAAAGGAAATTATGGATTTTATTAAAGTAGAAAAAGATATTTGGAAAATGCAAGACGGTAGTTTGTTTGAAGGAAACATCAATGATGTTCCTAAAGGTAATCCTTCAAAGATTGCTAAAGCAGGACACGAATATAAAGTAGAGTATTTAGAATCTCACGGTTGGGGTGAAAAGAAGAAAGCTGCTCCTAAGAAAAAAGCTGCAGCTAAGAAAGCTCCAGAGACTAAAGCTGTTAAAAAAGACGACGTAGAAGACAAGTAAGGAGTAGCCAGTGGCACTTTCAACAGTTTCTGACGTTCAGTCTGCCATTGGTGTTGATGTTTCTACAACAGATGAAACATCTATTACAAACATCTTTATACCGGCAGCAGATGCGGCTATTAAAAACTATGTCGGTTATGAATTAGAGTATGCAACAGGCATAGTTAATACATTTGATGGAAATAATGAAGAAGAACTTTACTCATCAGTTGCCCCTATAGTATCTGTCACTTCTTTAGTGGAAGATGGAACAGCACTTACAGAGGGAAATCAAGAACACTTCGTAGTATACAAAGCACTTGGCAAGATAAAGAGAACTAATTTTAAAAAATTTAGTGATATTAGATTACAAAATGTAGTTTTAACCTATGTAGCTGGTTATTCAGATAGTGAATCAGCAGCTGAAGATATACCAAAAGATATAAAGTTTATTAGTGCTAGAGCTGCAGGTAGATTATATGTTGCCTCAGCAGCTTTAGGTTCACAACAATCAACAGGTTCCGTAGGAACACATAGTGCAGACAGCACAAATGACTCTCAATTCCAACTAGTTAGGAATGAAAGACTTGGAGATTATTCAGCAACTTATGAACCTGTAGTTGATTTAATGGGCCAAGAGATACTTTCTAAAGAAGATAAAGCCGTTTTAAGCAAGTATAAGAGACAGTACTTCACATCGGCTACAATACTCGACTAAACTAGTCATATGGATATAGAAGCAAATAAAGCACAAAGAATAGCGTATCTTCGTGGTATAGATGACGCACAATTTAAAGAAGCAATATTAGACCAAATGAATTCTTTAAGATTACAAAAAGTTAATCTTGTTGATGATATGGATATAATATTGAATGAATATCTTAAAGTTTGTAAAAAATACCCAACAAAAGTCAAAAAGAAAAAGTAATGGCTAGGTACGATTACAAGTGTTCCAAATGTGAGCACTCGTTTGAAGTTGTGCATTCAATACACGAAGACCCAAAGATTAAATGTGAAAAATGTAAAGCAATATCTACTAGACAAATACCTACTAGGGTTAATTTATATGGAACTGTTGGCGTTGATTGGAATACTGACCCTAGCAAAGTTTCTCAATCAATGAAAGACAAAGCTAAGGCCGCATCCAAACGCAAAGTTAGGTTTTAAGGATTAAAATATCCTAAGATGCCGTAGCCACAGCTACCGGCTTCTATTTCAGAAACTAAACAATCTTCCGGAATAATAGAATCATCGTGGTCATCTACGATTTCTCCGTTATACCAATAGATAGCATCTGAATAATCAGTTCTGTGTTCACAGTCTGATGGTGGTGTTGATGGGTCTAAATCTTCACAGTATATTTCTGTGTAATTATCCCAATACATAACAGGCATAGCATCTACATTGCTACCTCCACCTATTATCATTACGGCTAATAAAAAACTAAACATATTCTCCTTTCTATTTAGGTTGTTTCCAACCACGAACACGACCTGCTCTTTTAGGTGCGTGTAAAAAGCATTTATCGTCACGGTTATATCTACTTAAAGTAGTTTCGCAACTCTCTTCAGCACAAAGTCTTCCTTCACCGTATTGTTTACTAGACCTAATTGCTTCATAATGCGTTTTGCCATTTAGGCTAATTCCTTGAGCCATTTTCCCTCTCCTCTAATTGTTTGATTTGTTCATCAGAGAGAAACCATTCAGCAGGAAAGCCTTCTTTTCTTTTCTGCCTTTCCCACTTACGAAGCTCTAACCAAAACTTGATTCTTTCTAATATTCGTTCTGCCATCTAATCCTCCATTTGTCTTCATCTTCCCAACACCATTTACTTGAGTTCCAATCTTTCCATTGTGTTCTCTTGTAAATATCTTCTGCAAGAATACTTGCAAACATTATGTTGTAATAAGGTGTATATTGAACTCTTGTTTGTTCAAAACCAATATCGTGTTTGTAGGTTTTGTCTTCTGTGTAAGGTCTCCCCCAACGCATAATTACCCATTCATCCCACATTGGTAAATCATAACTTTCTGCAACCCAATTCCAAGTCCAAGATACAAATTGCATAACGCCGGTATCACCGTTATCTTTTCTGTGAGCAGTAGATTTGCCTCGTGATTCACACCAACCAATTCTTACTGCTGTATCTATATTTTCATAATCAAAAAATTCAACATACAAGTGTGAATATTTCAACATTTTGTAAGGTACATTTTGTTGACATTCAATATATTGATTTATTTGTTGATTTTCTGACAAATTAGGTGCATCTGGAGTACCAAAAGTTGCCAAAAAAAGCATACAGCTTGCTATCATTATTATCCTTTCTAGAACTAATAATGCCATACATTGACTAGAATGTCAAGTATATTTAGATATTTATTTGCATCGCTTGTTGAATCGCTTCTTTTTCAGAGTTTCCAGTCACAGCAGTTGCATATTCGTTAACAAAACGACCATATTGGTCTTGTATTAACCGAAATATCTCTGCTTCCCAACAGTTGGCGTACTTATTCCAACCGAGATATATGGTTTTATCTCCTACTTTATAGATTTTTTGCTGTTCATCTACAGCAATAATCTCTAATTCAGCCATAAAGGCCTCCTTTGCTACACACTATAAGTATAGCATATTTTGACTAAATGTAAAAAAAAACGAAAAAAACTTGACATTTTTTCAAAAATATGGCATTATTGGTGTAATGATGATAAAGGAGGATATATTGGATATCAATATAGACAACAAGGTTATGGATACAAAACCTACAATAGAACAAGCAGAGTTCTTATTTAAGAGGTTTCCTAATAAACCATTGCGTGAATGGGCTGATGATTGGGGTGTTTCACACGAACAAGTAAGGATTATGAAGATTAGATTAGGAATTCCTACTAGTCGTAAAGTGGAATATTCACTAGAAGTAGCTCAACCTGTAATAGATTTTATTGCAGAGGGTAGAGGTACTCTTAATACAACTCGTACATTTGCTGGAAGAAAATTCGGCAAAACTACTTTTTTTAACTGGATGGCAGAATATCCGGAGTTGAAAGATGCTGTTATGAATGCACAAGAAGAAGCAAGACATAACAAATTAAATCCAACTCACAAGATTTGTTCTCAAACCGGTGAAAGATTGCCTGTCTCAGAATTTTATAAAGACAGCAATACTTTAGATGGTTATTCAAGTAGAAGTAAAGAAGCAGTAAAAGCTAATGCTAAAAAGTATTATGAAGCTAGAAATGTTCCTGCTCCTACAGTAGAGGAAAAAGTATGCCCTGCTGTATCTGAGCTAGGACCACTTCCTGCAAAATTTTTTGGACTAAGTTCAAAGCATTCAACAGGCCTGCAAACATACTGCAAAGAGTTTCAAAAACAATATCAGAGACTCTTGAATCAAGGTGAGGTATCAGAAGGCGAAGCTTACGAGTTAGCTAAAGAACCAACATACTTGTATTTCGAAGACGAAGGATTTTTACCAAGAATTACTAATTAAGTAAAAACCCAAATCAATAAAACCCCTCCAAAGTGAGGGGTTTTTTTGTTGGTATAATAATAATATGCCAACATTACCAACATCGTTATTGAACGAAAGCGTGACAATACAATCATTAAGTGGTTCTTCTGTTGATGACAGAGGTTTATCAACATCCACTTGGTCTGACGCATCAACTAATGTACAAGCTCGTATTATGGATTCGGGTGGGACTAGTGAAGTAGATGCAGACGGTAGAACAGAGCAAAATGTACAATTTAGAATTTATGTACCTGCAAACACAACAGTATCTATGGATGACAGAGTTGCTTACAACAGTCTTCATTACAATATAAAAAATATTAAAAATATTAAAGATAGATTTGGTAATACATTTTATAAAGAATTAATTATGGATTCGGGGTACTAATGGCCCACGGTAGGTTAAAAATGAAAAACTTATCGCTTAGAAGCTTTAAGCAAGTATCTGATGGTTTTGCCGGTCAAGGCCGTTATAACTTTCAAAAAATAAAAAATTTAAAAGATTTAAGAACTTTTTTCTATGAATATTCACTTTTTATTGGTGACTTGTCTTCTATTCCGGGAATGCCTAATTTCAGTACTGCAAATAACATAAGACACTTATTTTTAAAGTCAGCCCGTATTATGGGTGATGTTAATTCACTTATGGGTACAGCTCAAAAGCTAGCTGATGGTTTTCAAATGTCAGACTTAGAAACTGCTGGAGAGCGTGCATTTCGTCGTGTTGGTGGAAGAATGACTGGTAAGGTAATGATGAAAGTTCCCGGAACTAATCCTTTATCTCGTGCTGCAAGGTCTGGTATTGGTGCTAACTTACAAAAAGGATTTGACGGTTTTACAAAGAAAGCTTTTAGGTCAACTGGTTTGGCATCAAAACCTGCAGTAAGAGTTTATGGAAAAACAAATGTAGCTAGTCTTTATGACCATTCTTCAGTTCATAAAATATTAGAGCTTTTTACCGAAGATGTAGCAAGACAAGCTTATATGTACACTCCTGTAAAAACAGGAAAACTTAGAAGTACTCTTTATCCATCCTTTCACGACACAAAAGTAAAAGGTGGTTTTATAAGAAGAGGTAAAGTAAGTATTGGTGAGGGAACTGATTATGGAATGAAAATAGAGTTCGGTAGTGGTTCCGGTTTTGATGTAGGTGTCGGTGCTGTAAAAGCTAGATACTTTCCAGTGACACCACAGTCAGTTCAATATCTTAGAAGTGCTAATGAAAATAGAAGAGCAGTCACTAATGGTAGAGGTGCTATGTTGAGAAGAGGTTTTGCTAAAGCAGCCGCAAGAATGAAGATGTCGGGATTAGGTAAAGCAAAGCGACACGATATTGAAAAAGTAATTAAAGATATGACTGGAAAGGTTAAGTAATGGTACAACAATTACCAGACGCAGAAATTTTATTCAGAACTTGGGCTTTGTCTCAAACACCTATAACAGATTTAGTAAGCACAAGAATTGCAACAAGACTTCCAACTAGTGGCACTATGCCTTTTCTTGTTTATACAATGTTAGGTGGTGCTCCAATAGGTGGTGAATCTTTAATATATGAAGCAACTATGTTTATTGATGCTTATGCAGGTAAATATGCTTCTTCTGGAACTAAAGGCCAGCCAGATTTCGCTGGTGCTTTTAATTTAGCAAATACTACAGTAGAACAATCATTTGATTACTCACCAACAAAATTAACTTCAAGTGGTGGAGAGATTGGTGTTATACACGGTTTTTATAATCAAAGTGGACCCTCAAGAGTAGAGGAACCCGACCTCGGTTTAGCCCGCTATAATATAGAAGTAGTAATGGTATATGGAGCGGCAACGTGAAGAATATAAAATTAAACCCATTTATTAGGGATTTTGACGCTATTCGAGATGAAAAACTCGATGTCATTATCGGTAAACAATGGGTAGAAGTGAAAGAGTCTGATTGGAAAAGGCTTGCAGAAGCACAACAGACCAAACAAGGCGATTCTTTACTTCCAACATTCATTGCCGAAGGTGATGGAATGGGTGAAGTAAAGTCTATTGTTTCAGAAGAAACAATAAATGAAGATGATGAGTGGTTCGGTACTGACGAAGTAGTAGAAGAAGAGTGACAAACTTTTCATAAGTTAAGCATAGGTAGGTAAAACAGTATGGCACAAAGCATTACAGAAGTAGTCTTGGGAACAGGAAACTTGTTTGTAGCTAGTGAGACAGATGTGAACGCAGGAACTGCGACTTTCCCAACTAATCCAGCAACAACACCAAGTGCGTCTTACTGGGATAACATTGGTTATTCTGAAGGCGGATTTTCCCTTGAGTATGACAAAACTTTTGAAGATGTAATGGTAGCAGAAGAGATTGACCCAATTAAGACAATTAAAACTGCACAAGAAGTCAGAATAACAGGTGAGCTAGCTCAAGCATCATTAAGAAACTTGAAGTTTGCTATGGCTGGTGGTACAACAACCGCCGACACACCTGCATCTGGTTATACAGAATTAGTTCCTCCAACAACAGATAGTTTCGAAGAGAAATCATTGTTGTTAAGAGTTAACGCTCCGGGAACTGATGAAGCAGGAACAGCGAAGTTGAGAGACATTCTAGTTCCTCGTGCAGTCAATATTGGTGCATTCTCTATGGTTCACGCAAAGGCCCCTCAAAAAGTGACAATCACAGTTGAGTACAAGGTCTTGAAACCAAATAGTGATGCTCCATTTGCAAATATCTTTAAAGTTATAGATACAGTATAAAAAATTAAGTAGGAGGATATCGTGGCAGAGTTTAAAGACTTTGACGAAGCATTGGCAGAGGATGCCGACCAAAAGATTACTTTCAAGGTAGGGGGACGGAACTACGAAGCTCCAACATCCCT